AAATATGATGAAACTACTGGAAAATATACTGAGGAATTAGGCAACCAATATACAGTTGAACGACACGCACCCGTTCCTTATATGTTAGTAATGAACTGTGATATTTGGACATCAAACACAGATCAAAAATTACAACTAATGGAACAAATACTAGTGTTGTTTAATCCAACATTAGATATTAGAACCAATGACAGCCCAGTTGATTGGACTTCTTTAAGTATGGTAGAATTAACTAATACATCATGGAGTACTAGAAGTGTAGGTTCAAGTATTGATGATATCATTGACGTTGCAACTTTAACATTTAATATTCCTATATACATCAGCCCTCCAGCAAAATTAAAACAACAAAAGCTCATTCATACTATTATTAGTGAATTATATAACTTAGATGACCAAGACTTAGATAACTTTAAAGATAAAGAACCATTTAACACAGAAACATTAAAATATACTATTGTGACATATGAAAACAAAAAAGTTAATTATGAGAATGGAAATTTACAAATTTTAAATAAAAATGGATCACCATTAGATGACGATGGTTTAACACTAGAATGGGACAAAGTGTTACTACCATTTGGTGTATTAAGAAATGGAATAAGTCAATTAAGACTTAGAAAAAGCACTGATATTAATGATAATGATAATGACATAGTTGGTAGGTTAGACGCTCATCCTAGTGATCCTAGTCTTCTTACTGTTGATATAGATACTAGTACTTTACCCACAAATACACTAACAGCAATAGATGCTAATGTGGATCCTAGTAAAAATTACCCAGGTGATGGAAGTGTGCCAAGTGCTGTTACAGGCCAACGTTATATTATTTTAAATAATACTCCTATAAATGCAGTATGGACAAACGTAGTTGCTAAAAAATATGATATTATAGAATATAACGGTTCTGCATGGATAGTTAGTTTTGATTCATCTACAATTTCTGAATCACATTACGTAACAAATGTTTCAAGCAGTGACCAACTTGAATGGAATGGCAAAGAATGGGTGAACAGTTATGAAGGAATTTATAACGCAGGTTACTGGCGAATATATCTCTAATTTAATATGATAACAGCAAGCGGTTGCATCTTTTTAAGCATAGACACTGGCAGAGTAATGCTACAGCAAAGAAGTGGTGCTGTTAATCATCCTAGAACGTGGGGATTTTTTGGTGGGAAAAGTGAAGAAAATGAACGACCTATAGAAACATTATATAGAGAAATAGAAGAAGAAGTAGGATTAGTACCCGATATTAAAAAAGTTATACCCATAAACAAGTTCACAAGTCCTAATAAACGATTTATATATCATAGTTTTGTTGTTACAGTTCAAGATGAATTTATTCCTGTATTAAACAATGAAAGTGATGGATATTCTTGGGTTAAAATAGGTAATTGGCCTAGACCGTTACACCCTGGTGCAAAAATACAATTCAATTCAAAACAGTTTATTAAGAAACTTAAAACTGTTTACGAACAACAAGCAAAACAAAGACTATAACTTATTCAGTTATTCTCTTTTTCATACTAGCAACAAACTGCTCACGTAACCATTCAAAGTCATTAATTTTATTTAATTCATCTGTATTGTCTTTATGTTCAATTCCGTATGCTTTACCTTCTAATGCACCTTTAATACAGTAACGTCCAAAACGTCCACCATTATCAATTGTACACCATGCTTCTAGTCTTGCATCTGTTTCTTCTTGTTTTTGATTAGGGTTTACAGAACTTGCTAACTTTACACATTCACGGAATGCACTACGCCATGTTCTGTATGGGTCTTTATTAAATCTTGTGATATTTGATATATTAGCAACTGGTTGATAAAATGCTGAACCTGTTGTATAATCTGGTAATTCATGTCCCATGTTAAGTAATTGCTCTTTTGGAAACAACTTAACACCACCATACCCATATTCTAAATCATTAATTGGGTTTCTGGCACTCCATACATATGTTGTATTTTTTCTACTACTCATTGGTGGAATAAAATCAAAACTAAAGTGTCCTGTTATATCTGCGTCTGCATCAACTATATAAACCATTTCTGTTTTTGCTAATTCACCTGCACGTTTATGTGCATTGCCAATGCCTTCAACATTTTTTACGTGTTGAGCATCTTTAAATCTATTTCTTAGTTTTTGGAAATTTTCATCTGCTTCTGCTTCATGGAAACTAATCATGAATACATCAAATTCTGCTACATGATAACTTGATACAAGTTTGTTTTGTACTGTTCCATGTGATACACCATTAGTAGGAACTAATTGAATATCTCCCCAACTAACTGGTCTGTTTGTTCTTTTAACTACTCTAGGAAACGTATGAATTACAGTTTTAGCTATATTGTCACCTGGTCTATATTGCCATGGAAACTTTGGATTTACCTCAATATCATCAAATACTACCCAAATCATATCTGCTTTATCTTTATACACTGCCGCTGCTTCTAACAACGTATCTTCATCTGTTATTTTTATAGGTGTTTTAATAACTGGATATGAATTAAACATAAACCTTTTTAACCTATCCCAAGGTGTTACAACATTTTGTCCTTGGTATTCTCTTTGTATGTTGTGTAAATTAATCATTACAATCGCCCTTAACTGTATATGCACGTGTTCCTATATGTGCTATTCTGTCACTTAAATCGTGACTAATATGTACTTCGTGTCCATTTTCGTGTGCTAGATTACAAAAGTAAACATCTTCTCCTACTAAACTAGTATAGTCTTGATTATACTCAATCTTGTAATGAGGTCTAGAAATATTTTCGTATACTTTTCTTCTAACTAACATCATTCCACTTCCTACTGCCCAAACTTTTTCATTTCCTTTTCCTGTAAAAACTCTACTATCTAAATCATTTTTACTTTTAAATGCAACCGGTCTATGTGGTGGAACTCTTGTTGAATAATTTCCTGCTATAATATCTTTATCGGCTGCTAATAATATATTTAGCGTATCTACTGGAAATTGCATATCTGCGTCAATCCACATTATATGACTACAATCTGTTTCTAATGCTTGATCTACAAGTTGTTGTCTTTGCATTGCTACTTCACTACCCATATTAAAATGTAAGGAAGTAGCGAGTCCAGTTTCACCACACTTTTTTTGAAGCATGGCTAAACTGTACGCGAAAACCGCTGTAACTTGATTCTGCACAGGAACACATATTGCTACATTTGCGGAATTGTTCTTTTTATAATGATAGTTTGTTGTACTAACCATTAATTACTTTTCAGATGCTAACTCTGATTGTAGTTCTGCTTCTATTTGTTGAACTTCGTAATTAAGTTGTTTAGCTATTGAAGTAGCCGATTTAACACATGCGGCAAATGCTTCATCTTCCAAAGATACCATATAACTCATGTGTTCTGGTTGTACTTTACCAAGTGTTAAAATATCAATAGCCGCTAGTTTTGCTAGTCGGTTTACCCAATATTCTTCTTCTGTAGATTCAATGTCTTTTGTTAGTGCGTCAACATCGTGTTCTGCACTAAAGTCTTTATAAATTTCTTCTAAGATTTGTAAGTCTGGGTGTTGTGTTTCTCGAGCCTGCATAAGCTCTTGGGTTAGTACTTGTGCCTTCCTAGCTGGTGTGGGATGTGCACCAAGTACAAACGTTTCAATTTCAAAACGTGTTCTAATACTCATTGTTTTCTCCTGTGTTGAGTTTACTTCTTATGTAACTTTATTTTAATGTTTAACAACAACGCTGCGATTGGCAGCGTCATTGTTAAGATGTTATATATTAACCGTGCGATCCAGTCGGGTTAGGGTTTTGCCATCCACCGAAAGTTGCCGATAGTTTAATATTTGTTGTCACCGATGGTGAGATGTAGTTACCTAATTGACTTAGTGAAACTGCTCCACTAAGACTAAAATAGTTACGTACTGTACCCATTGTCATCGTTGCGCCTGTTGCTGGTAATGCCATATTATTTGACTCCTTCTTGCGTGTAATTAACGTTAATCACAAACATATATGTTTGCTATATTATTTATCTAAATGCCTCTGGCATATTATTAGTATATTATACTTAATCTTTGTTAAATGAATCTCGTTCTGCGTCACTTTGCCAGAACGCCGTCAGCCAATCTATTTGTTTTTGTTGTTCTTTAATTGCTTCAATTAGTACACCTACTACATTTCCATATGCTACTGACTTCATTCCTTCAGCATCTGTATGTACTACTTCTGGAAGAACTTTTTCTACTTCTTGTGCTATAACACCTGTGCTATGTCTTCCATCCTTTTCAAACTTAACACCTCTTAAAGCATTAACTATGTCTAACGGTTTATTAATTGTTTCTATGTTTCTTTTTAATCTCTCATCTGAGTATGCTGTAACATCACCTGTTGCTGTAAAGCTACCAGTGTATGAACCACTCATTAAAAACTCAGTACCAGTTAACGTCATACCGTTGCCTGCTGTATAAGTTGTATTTGTATCTGTAGTTATGTATCCTGCACCATTTGTAAGTTGATTGTTATTAGTTATAGTATTTTGAAATTCTGTTCCAACAAGAGTAAGTCCAGTTCCTGCTGTATAAGTTGTATTTCCAGTGTTAGTGTAATTACTAGGGTCAATAGTACCTGCACTTGCTGCCGTCCAATCAATATGTTCGTTTGCTACAAAGCCTGATAAAGTATCATGATTTAAAGCCGATATTGCTGTTACGTTAGCCGCAATACCTAGTGTGTTACTCAACCCTACAGCTTCATTTGCTGTAACACGAACGTCTAAAGCTATGTCGCCTGCTACTCTTAAACCTTCTTCCGTACTAATTGCTACAACGTTAGCCGCAACACCTAATATGTTAGTTGTAATAGCCGCTGTGTTTGCTGCCACATCTACTGTAAGAACTGTTTCTGCCGCTCTAGCTGTTGTTGCTTCTGCACCAATTGCGGTCGCATTAACACCCTCTGCCGCTCTTGCTGTTGTTGCTTCTGCACCAATTAAGTTTGTCATAGTGGTAACATGATTTGCATCATCACCTAACGCCGCGGCTAATTCGTTTAACGTATCT